GGTTAAAGCTGAAAACAGGGCTTTATATATGGATGACAGACCCTAGAGGCAAGAAATACCCAAAGACAAAAAGTACAGCATACGATAAAATGGATGAGGTAGCGCACACGGAATGGTATAACAAACTACTAGACTTCGCTATTCAGGATGGATGCTTGTTTGAGGGGAAAACAGCACAACAAGCTGACGCATTGATTGACCAAATCATCGGTGGCTTTGCTTGATGAGAATGATAGGATAAGATAATGGGAATAAACGCAGGCGACAAAGTAAAATTTAAGGGCGGCAAGTTTAACGAACGAACTTTTGAAGTCGGTGGTTTGAATGGGCAAGGGTACGATCCAGAAACAAAACAGTCTGATATACGAGTGCTAAGCGTCACATTCAGAGCATTTGGGCGAGGTTGCCGTATGAATGTTCCAGAAAGTGAAGTTGAGGTTGTCGGATAATCTTACATAGTGTGAAATAAAGATTGCGCTATCTTTCATATTGTGAAACACTCCGCATGTCGAAAGGCACAAAAGGGGATCAAAATGGCAAATAAATATCATGCAATGGTTGGCTTTACAGTCTTAGGAAGAAGGTGCAATGCTACTAGATCAACAATGAATAGCGGTGATTATCTTCCACCTAAGTATTTCAGAGGACATACTAAATCAGAAAGATGTTCACATTGCGAAAAAGAGCTAAGAAGCATGGAAAAGAAAGAGCATGTGTGGGCATTATGAAGATGACAGATATTAAATAGCCAAACTAGGATAATTATGAAAAGAGCGGTTAACATTCCAACAGAACATCAGGAACAGGTAGCTTTAATGCAATGGGTGAAGTTAAACAAGACCAGATACCCAGCGCTTGATAATATCGCAGCAGTACCGAACGGTGGAGCAAGGCATATAGCAGTTGCAAAGAAGCTAAAAGCGGAAGGTGTATCAAAAGGCTATCCTGACATCCTGCTAGACTACCCATCAAACTGCTATCATGGGCTGCGCATAGAACTTAAACGACAAAAGGGAAGCTACCCGACAGCTGAACAGAAAGAATGGCTTGAGCGATTAAACAACGCAGGGTATAAAGCAGTGGTGTGCAAAGGATGGATAGAAGCGAAGGAAGTTATTGAAGGATATTTAACGGATGATAAGCCCCATCATTAAATACGTTTACAAGCACTATATGCAGCATTACAATATCGCTCCAACTACTACATGTTGAGGTATATACTTGAAAGATGCGATTATAACAACAGCTTTCAAAAAAAACATGAGGGATCAATCAGACTGTGTAAAGTGCGAGTCTATTGATGTGCGAAATAGCAGTCGTGAGTATCTTGAGCTGGTAGGTAAGGATAGGTACATGATTGCAGTGTGTTGCTGGTTAAGAGAACCAACCAGAATCGAAATGAAATCAATGCCTAGGCAAGAGCTAGTTATCGCCAATGCGATGTTAATAAAGAAAGAGACTGCAATACGCCATACTGCGAAATATCTTGAAAAATCAGGAATGCATAAGACACAAGCATTCGACATAGCAAGAATTTTCGGCGGACATAAAGCAGCACATCGCGAAGTGCATAAAGAGTGGGGGATAGCCGAAAGAGGTTATTATCGTGCATTGAATAAAGCCGAAGAAATAGTCGGAGCGGCTCTACTTGAAGCTGTTACACTTATTGGTAAAAGAATAAGGAAACATCCAAGTCGACAAATAAGGATGCCTTATTGATATGGTGTATCTATGAAACACAAATTAACAGCTAGACAGACAGCTTGGTGTGAAGAATATTTAGTTGATTTGAATGGAGCGCAAGCTGCAATCAGAGCTGGATATAGCAAACACACAGCTAAACAGATATCTTCGGAAAACTTAACTAAACCATACCTGATTGAAAAAATAGAAGAGTTAAAGGCAGCACGGTCAAAACGGGTTGAATTAAGTGCTGATGAAACGTTGAGACATTTGAATAGAGCGCTGAAATACAATGGCCAGTTAGTTGATTCAGAAAAGGCAGGCGCACCCGAAACAATTATCGAGCCAAACGCTTACAATAAAAATATAGAACTGGCTATGCGTCATAATGCTATGCTGACTGATAAGAGTATTGTGGACAGCACACATTCGTTTGATGTTGCTATGGATAAGATATTGGATGAGTAGATACACGCTAGTTATTCAGAAGTTGATGGATGATTTTGTCGTATTTGCTAAAAATTGCCTGTACATCAGGACTAAAGCAGGTGACATAAAGCCCTTAGAATTGAATAAGGCGCAGCTATACATCCACAAAAGGCTTGAAGAACAGAGATTAGCCACAGGAAAGGTGCGTGCGCTTCTATTAAAAGGCAGGCAGCAAGGCGCTTCAACATATACAGAAGCTAGATTTCTATGGCGAACGATGTTTAGCAACGGCCGCAGGTGCTTTATTCTGACTCACCAAAACGATGCAACTAAGAACCTTTTTAATATGGCGAAGCTGTATATAGACAAGTTGCCCAAGGAAATACAACCAGTCATTGGCACAGATTCATCTAATGAACTTGTTTTCACACATAGAAATGCAAGTTACAAAGTCGGTACAGCGGGAAATAAGGGAGTCGGTCGCTCTGAAACAATACAGCTGCTACACGGTTCAGAAGTAGCATTCTGGCGGCATGCAGATGAACACGCGAAAGGGATACTGCAAGCTGTGCCTGATGAGCTAAACACAGAAATCATCATGGAATCAACTGCAAATGGTGCGAACGGGTGGTTTTATCAGCAATGCCAAGCTGCAATGCGTGGTGAAGGCGAGTACATGCTGATATTTGTTCCGTGGTTTTGGCAAGAGGAGTATCGCTTCAAGTGCAATAAAGACTTTGCTCCAACGAATGAAGAATTGATGTTAATGAAGCTGTATGGCATAGATAAAGAGCAGCTTAATTTTAGACGCAATAAAATAGTGCAGCTTGGTTCTAATGGCGCTGATGGCAATCTAGCGTTTAAGCAAGAATATCCATGCACTCCAGAAGAAGCCTTCCTACAATCTGATGGGAACAGTCTTATTCCAGGCAATCTTATTCAGCGTGCTATGAAGTCGTCTCTAAAGGAAGGGTATGGAAAAATCATCATAGGTGTTGACCCTGCTAGATTTGGCGATGATCGAACCGCGATAACAATCAGGAAAGGTAGATTCATTATCAGAATAATGGTTAATCCAAAGATGGATCTAATGGCTCTTACGGGTGTTATCGTGCGTTTAATTAAGATGTATTCGCCCTTTTTAGTAAATATGGATAAAGGTGGGTTGGGCGTTGGTGTGCTGGATAGGCTGCATGAGCTTGGATACACTACTGTAAACGGTGTTGATTTCGGTGGTAGAGCATCACAAGCAGATAGATATTTCAATAAACGTGCAGAGATATGGGCTAAAATGAAACTTTGGCTTGATGATGAGCCGTGTATGTTACCGAGCCGCGATGATTTATTAAGCGACCTGACCGCCCCAAGGTATTCTTTCGATTCCAATGGCCGTTTAAAACTCGAATCAAAAGAAGATATGAAGAAACGTGGGTGTCGCTCACCCGACCTTGGTGACTCACTAGCACTGACATTTGCAGAAGAAGTATCGCTGTTTGAAGAAGATGAAGACCATGATATGGCTTATGCACCAACAGACTCAAGAATAGGCATCTAAAAATTAAGGAGTAAATAATGGCTAAGAAAACAAACAACGCGGCAGCCCGTGAATTAAAAGAATCTATCAGAGATGGGCATAACATGATTACCAATGCGTTATCGGCTGATGAAGAGGTTATGATACTAACCAGAGATGCGGAAGGCATGAGCGATATAGCTGTATCTGGTGAATTACCCGTCCTTGTCGTTGCAGCGGTTCAGCATGCTCTAATTGCTGGGTCGGAAGAGCATAATAAAGCGATGGCTAGCTTAATCAGCCTTGCGTTCAAGAATCATGCAGACGAACAAACGCTTAAGGCGGCAGCGAACTAGGCAAATAAAATAGACTGTTTGCTATAGTTAGCTAAAGCTTATTTATCAGAGGTGGATATGCACGATATGGAAGAATGTAATACTGACATAGAAGAAGAAGTGCAAAAGCTTCAAGAGTTAGAGCGTATTGATCGCGTACAGGTGTTTGGCTCACGTATTAACAGACTTGCAAACGAGGCTGTGACTAAACGAAGTGTATTAGAAACCCGATGGCTTTCAGATTTAAGGCAGCATGAAGGGCAATATAACGCAATAACCGAGCAATCCCTTGCTGATGACCCGACTAAATCAGCAGTGTTTGGAAATATCACTCGTCGCAGTGTAAATGCAGCAGAGGCACGCATTATTGATATGCTGTTTCCAACTGATGATAAAAACTGGGGCTTAACAAACACGCCAGTACCTGAAATGTCGCAGCAGCGAAAAGAGGCAGAGCTATCAAACGATATAGGCCAAGCTGCCGAGATTGACTCAATACTTGAGCAAGCTGAAAAGGCAGCGGAGGGCATGGAACGTGAGATTGACGACCAGCTTGGTGAGGCTGACTACAATGGTAAGGCACGTAACCTTATTCATGATATGTGCCTGTATGGTACTGGCATTATTAAAGCACCCGTGGTTATCGGACGAACGAAAAAAATCTGGAAACAAGTTACCGACAGTATGGGTAATGAAGTTAGCGTGTTGGATTTGCAGGATTCACATGCTCCAACAGTTCAGCATGTTTCTATTTGGAATTACTTTCCTGACCCGAACGCTTTAACGCAAGAGGATTGCGAGTACGAACTTGAACGTCATTACATGACACGTAGATCATTAGCAAAGTTGCTCAAAGCGCCTGGGTTCTTCCATAATGAGATTAAACAATTACTCACATCCGAACCAAACCGCACAATAAATGATAATGGGCGCTTAGCGCAGATGCGTGCTATATCAGGATTAGAATCAGCAAATTATCTTGAAAATAGGTATGAGGTTTGGGAGTACACTGGCGCTGTTATACGCAGTGAGCTGGAAGATTTGGGTGTAGAACTGGATGATGATACAACACCAGAATTTGATTGCGTTGTGTTCGTTTGTAATAACCGCGTCATTAAAGCAACGCTTAATCCGCTTGAAACGTCTGACCATCCTTATTGTGCTGTGCCGTATGAGAAAGATGAGTCAAGCATCTTTGGCAAAGGTATTCCGTTCTTAATGCGTGACTCGCAAGGCATCCTATCCGCTGGCTGGCGTACGTTAATGGAAAATATGGGTATATCGTCAGGTGATCAGATAGTTGTCGATAAAAAGATTATAAGGCCAGCAGACGGAAAATGGAAGGTTACGCCTCGCAAGATATGGTATAAAAACGACCCTAACGCACCCATGAACGCAGCATTCGCCACGTTCGCTATACCTAGCCGCCAAGTCGAGTTAATGAACATTATTGATGCTGCCATGAAGATGGCTGATGAGGAAACCAACATGCCTCGCTTGATGTACGGTGAAAGCGCTGGTGCATCAGCACAAACGATGGGCGGGATGGCTATGCAGATGAACTCTGCAAATGTTGTATTACGCAGGGCAATCAAAAACTATGATGACAATATCACTAGGCCGATGATTCGCAGGTTTTACGATTTCAATATGCAGTTCAATCCTAAAGATGAAATTAAAGGTGATTTCAGTGTTAAGGCGCGAGGATCTTCTGCATTGCTTGTTAAAGAGCAGCAAGCACAATCACTAATGCAGCTTATGAGTATATCAGGTCAGCCTGGTTATGCAGAAATCACTAAGCGTAAAGACCTGTATCGCAAGGTTGTGCAAGCAATGCACTTGGACGCTGACGACATTATTATGAGTGATGATGAAATTGCTGCTATGGAGCAGAGTGGTAGCGAGAATCCACCGCAAGACCCCGCAGTAATGAAAGCCCAGATGGATGGGCAACTGGCTCAAATGAAGTTTGAGAACGAGCGAGTGATGTTACAAATGAAGTTAGAGTCCGAACAATCGCGTGAAGCAGTGCGTATGCAGGATAATCAACAAGAGCGTCAAGAACGGATGATGGAAATGCAGCTAGAGCGTGAAATTACCATCGCTAAATTATCTGCCGAGCATAATCTATCTATTGAAAAGATAGATGCCGATTTAACCAAGGCACGCGAGAAGCATGCAGCAGATTGGAAGTTATTTATCAGCGAAGTAGAGGTTAAATCACAATTAGGGAGTGGAATATAGTGGTAGATAATAAGCAATTGGCAAAAATACATAAGGAATTGTTATGATAAACACAAGTTCTGAAACTTGGCGTTATATTAAAAAACACCTTGAGGTAGGGATTGAGGATAATCGCAGACAATTAGAGTCTGCTTTATGTCCAGTTGATGCAGCGAACATACTGCGTGGACGCATCATGGCAGCGAATGATTTGCTTGAACTGCCAAACGCCGACTTGGAATAGTCCGCAACAATACAGCCGCCGCGTTGGGAAACGCCGCAGGAGAAAAGAATGACAGATAAAGTCATGGAACAAGATGATAAGGAATTTTCAGATGCGTTTGCAGAATTTTCCAGTGAAAAAGAACTAGGTGATGAGCCTAGTAATATCAGCTTCGAGAACAGCGGTGAGCCAGTTGGAGCGGGTACTTATAGTGAAACGCAGGAATTAGAAGCAACCAATGCAGCACCAGAATCAGTTGACTGGGAAGAAAAGGCGAAAGCTTTGGAAACCGAGTCTAATGACTGGAAACATCGGTTTCAAAGTGATGCAGGGCGCGTAGGTGCTTTGCAACGAAAGATTAACTTATTGGAATCTAATGCAGCTTCCAGCGAGTTAGCAAACCAGCCGTCCGATATGACCGCTAATAGTAATGATTCTCCGCCTGATCTGGCTGAGTTCAAAGAAGATTACCCTGAAATTCATAGGGGAGTCGAAAGTTATATGGAGTCAGAGCTTGAACGCCGCACCGCCAAAATAAAATCTGATCTGGAACAGCAATTAGTGCCAGTTAGTCAAATGATTGAACAGCAAGAAACAGCCGCACAAGTAGCCGCTCTTGAGCATAATCATCCAGACTGGCAACAACTTGCTAAT